TACAGTTTTATATTTAAAACCCCACGCATTAATAACTTCAAACGCTTTGTCTAATAAAGGATCAACAACCCACATTAACAATACTGAATTATCATTTGCAATTTTACTTATAGGTAAATTACATATATCTTTTAAACTCATTACGTTATAATGATTTTCAGGACTTCTATCTTTGCCTTTATCAGAATAAGTTTTAAAAGACCAAGGTGGGTCAGCATATATTACACTATATTTTTTGTTAATATCCATATCCATATTATAATTAATAAAAATCTTACTGTACTTATTTCAGTTCTTAATGCCAAATAAGCACCTAAAGAAAATCCCCAATGCACTATTATTGAAAACAATACTAAAGATTCTATCATCCAAAGAATGCTTCCAATGTTGCCTGTTTTTCTAACTTCCAACCTATTGAGTCTAATATAAACTTCAAAGGATCTGTAAAGGTCTTTTCAAATTGTGCGTCATAGTCAACATACTGTTTAAGTTTAAATTCTCTAGGTAGATAAGTTGAAAATGAAATAACAGTATCTTTAACTGAATTAGGCAATCTTAACATTAAAAATTTAATTTTATCTCCATCTTTTATTAATGGATATCTAGTTTCTAAATCATTCTTTCTTAAATAGTAATTATAAATTAAAGCACCTTTTACGTGAATTGGTGTACCTTTAATATAGATATTTGATGTATCAACATATTTGTTTAAATTATTACACGACCTAGGAAACGCAACACTTTCAGGACTTAAATTTTTAAATTGTATTTTAAAATCATTTACAAACTTAATTAAATCTTCTTCATTTTGATTCATTATCACTCTTATGGCTTCTTTAATCTTACCTCTAACTACTTCAGGTGTAGATGATTTAACTGCTTCAACACCCATAACTTTTAATTTAGGATATTCATATCGTATACCTTCTTCATCAAACATATTTAAAATATATCTTTTCTTTGCAATCCATATTCCTTTGTTTGCAATTGCTTCACGTTTCATAAACATCTTTTGTTCAAACGCATTTACATATTGAGCAAGATTTTCAAAACTGTTATCAATAACTTTTTGTATTTTATCATTTGCGGCTTTGTCTAAAAAGTCAACAATTTGTTGTGTTGATTTATCTTTACAAACTTTTTCAACGAGTTTATCTAATTTAAGATAAATGGAATCAGTATCAGACGCAACAATATAATTTATATTTGTTGTATTTAAAATCTTGTTCATAAAAATATTTACGTCTCTTTCAACCCAACGAATTGCAAGTTGACCACCAAGTGTGATTGCTTCTGCCTGTCTTACGTCAAAATATCTAAAGTATTGATTACCAATTGCACCATAAGCACTATTTAAAGAAATCTTTTTTGCCATTTGAATATTATTACATCTAGCAATTTCATTTGAGTAAATGGGATCTTTTGTCTTTTGAAATTCTTTTTTTGCCTCCATCATTTTCTTTTTATAGATAACACGATCACTATACATTTGTTCCATTAACTCAGCAAGAAACCCTTGTTTGTCTCTTTTAAACATAGCACCATTAGGTGCAACTGCTACATTTCGTTCTTTTGCCCATTTAAGATTTAGTTTTTCTTCTAAAAAATTTTCTACACCAGACGCTTTAGGTTCAACACCTACAAATGTTTCTGGCGAAATATTATATTGCATAATCAAGTGTGGATAAAGTGAGTTTAAATCAAAAGAAACAATCCATTTATGTAAACCTAATTGAGGATCTTTTACATATGCACCTTCATATTGTGAATCTTTTTCATTTTCTTCTCTTGGCGGTATAACAATCTTTTTCTTTTTAAGATGATTATAGATTAAAGTATCCCAACATCTTACTTGTGAATATACATCATTGTAGTTTACTTTAAAGTCATATGCCATAGTTAAACATAATTCAATCAATCGCATTTTATCTTCAAGTCTATCAACTAACTCAACATCTTGGATATTATATTCTACAAATTTTTGATAGTCTTTAGTATAAAAATCTTTAAATGTTTCATAAGGGTTATCAATTTTTTGTTCTCCTAATTCTACTTTGGCAATATAGTTCAGTTTATAACTTTCTTGTCTAACATAAGTAAACTTTTTATATAAATCAAAATAATCTAATACAGAAACACCTAAGATGTTCCAATACTGTTGATTTTTAGTTCCTAACTGTACACGTTCAGCATTAACATAATTCCAAGGCGACATTTTATTAATAGTATCATTATCAAATATATTCCTCATTCTATTCATTAAATAAGGTATGTCAAAAAACTTAACATTCCAACCAGTAACAATATCTGGATGATTTTTACACCAAAACTTTAAAAACTCTAATAGTAAATGTTTTTCATCATCACATTTAATATAAGTGACATTTTGTTTTTTAGAAATAAAATCTCCTGTTCCCCAAGTAATAATTTGTTTGTTACTATGATTTTTAACTGTTATACAAATGATTGGTTCTTTTGCAGTATCGGCATCAGGAAATCCGTGTTCACACTCACACTCTAAATCTACAGTAAAAATTTTTATGTATTTTTTATCCCACTCTATTTCATTTTTATAATGGCTTGAAATAAATTGATAAGGATATCTTGTCATACCAAAAACTTTAAATTCTGGTACACCTTTATAAGTTTCTAAAAATTGTTTTGCTTTTACAATAGAATCAAATCGTTTAGGTTTTAAACTAATACCGTCTAATGTTTTAAATTCAGATTGTTCTTTTGTAGGAGTAAAAAGTGTAGGTTGATAATTAATTCGACTAATAAAAGATTGACCGTTTGCAACACCTCTTACTAAGAGTTTACCTCTATGCTCAATAACACTTGTATAAAAATTCATAATATATTATAACACAAAAAAAAGAAAAAATCAAGTTATTTAGGAATATGTACAACTAAACCGTCTAGTTTCTTTTCTAACCATATCTGACAAGATAATCTACTATTTTGTTTTGTCAATGGTTCATAATCTAGCATTTCTTGTTCAGCACTATTATTTTTTATCTTACCAACTTTTTTTACCCATTCATCATCTACAACAACGTGGCAAGTAGCACAAGCACAAGTGCCTCCACAATCTGCGTAAATATCATCAATCGGTTCAGGTGCATAGTCTCTTGCAGCTTCCATTAAAGTTCTATTTGTGTGTACTTCAACTTCAACTTTTTTACCACTCTTTTGAACAAAATATACTTTTATTTTTTCCATATAAAACTTTTATCAAAATCACTCATTAAATTATCTATATTATTTTCTAATCTAAATTCTTCTAATGCCTTTTTAACTACTGGTAAATGTGTATCGTGGCCTGCAAATAAACCACCTTTTTTAACTTTTTTGTACCATACATTTAAATCGTTTTTAATCTGCTCGTATGTACAGTAGGTATCAACAAATACAAAGTCTAAACTTTCATCATCTATTTCTTTTGCAGCTTCATTGCTATCTTTTTCTAATATAACTGCTTTATCTTTATGACCTGAAAATTTAATTATATGATAGGCGCTTAACTTAATATTTTCAATTTGTTTTTCATCATAAACAGCGTCAACTGTTTTGCCGTCATAATTATAAACTAGATAATCTGTAAATGGTTTATATAAATCAATACCGTATAATGTTTTAATATTTGGACAGTTTTGTAATAGAGTTACAAAACTTTTTGCCATAAAGACACCTATTTCAGCGCCTATTAAATCTTTACCTTGAAGATTAATACAATGTATGATACTTTGAATATCGCAATTTTTATTATCTTTAAAGTTATAATATTTACTTATAGGTTTTCCAAATTGTTCCATCAAACTATTAAACTAGGCTTTGCACTTTTTATTGTACTTGTATTGTTTTTATAAGCATTTAAAATGCCTGTATTAGGTGTGGCCTCACAAACTATATTTTGTGTTTTGATTTTAATAGTTTCGTCTTCACTATATGGTATATAGGCAGTAAAACCTATGGTTGCTGTTTTAGCACCAGGTTGTTGCATTGGTATTAATACAAAAGGTTTTTTTAAAACTGTAAGTGTTTCTGTTGCTTCAACTTCTTCACCTATGACGTCCTCACCTGTAGTGAGTCTATATAATTTAATCATAATATACTCCTTGTTTTTTTTATTCAATATCTTCTTTTTTATCAGAAGCTTTTTTACCTATATTGTATTTTGCCTGTAAATTCCATTGATTCTTTTCTTTAAAAGCAATTATCTTTATTTGTGATAAAGGTGCTTTATCTTCAGCGTTTTCAGGTTTAACAATGTTAAGTAAATTCCAATCTTGTAATAATATCGAAATTGTATTTCGTCTTTGAATATCATTAGCAATTAAAGTTGCTTTTTTACCATCTAAAGCAAATAATTCTTTAAAGTGTACTATATAATATTTTCCTTGTTTATGTAAAATATGACACGATTGAAATAATGTTTTGTCTTTACGACTTGCAACACCTATTC